TCGGCGCCGGAGTCGCGGACTACGCGCTTGATAAAGCGGAAGCGTCCGCGCTCGCCCTTGATGGAGACTTCGGTTCCGGGGGTGATGTGGCGGCCGTTGGCGTCGGCGTGCTCGTGCTCTTGCCAGTCGGCCGGGAGGTTCTTCTTCAGCTTGCGGGCCACGGCGGGCCTCCTTCCTTGGATACGCAAAAGGCGGCGCAGTCGGGTTAGGACCACGCCGCCTCTGGCGGGGTTACTTCTTGTCGTCCTCGTCGGCGCCGTCCAGGGCGCCCTCGGGGATCGAGGCGAAGAGCGCCAGGAGCGCCTCGCGGAGGGCGTCTTCGTCGCTCTTGGGCGCCTCGGTGACGGGGAAGGTGTGGACGAGATCCTCCAGGGTGGAGCGTCCGGCGTCGTAGCCGATGGAGACGCGGGCCACGTCGATGAAGTCGGCGATCGCGTGGGCCATAGCCGACGTCTTTTCGCCGAGCTCCTTGGCGTGGGTCGGGTTCGCCATGAAGGGGTGGTCCTCGGTGCTCATGGAGCGGAGGATCTGGAGGTAGGAGTCGAGCGGGATCGAGATCATTTCGGGGTGTTCCTTCCGTTGTGGTTTGTCGTGGTGACATAGGAGGAGTCGGCCGGGGTGCCCGATCTGCTCACGGCAAAAGAAAAGACCCTCCGGATTTCTCCAGAGGGCCTCTCGTGGGGCGCCTTACGCCTCTAGAACGCCTTGACAGCGCCGGTCAGGCCGATCGTGTGGTGGTCGCCCTCGTGGCCGTTGGCGTGGTAGCAGGAGGCCAGGGCGTAGCGGGCGGGGCAGAAGCGGACCTCGCCCTTGGCTTCGAGGATCGAGACGATTTCTTCGTGGAGAGCTTCAGCGGTAGGCATTGCGGTTCCTTTCGGGGCGTGGTGTTCGGCGTCGTGCGCGGCGGCTTCCTTGCGGGCCTCGCGGTTGGAGATCAGGCCAGCGCCGATGTGCTTCTGGCCCTGCCAGCCGCAGTCCGAGCACTTGGCCCAGGCGTAGCCGGAGGAGAAGTTCGAGTATTCAACGTGTGCGGCCATTTCGGGGCTCCTTCTGGGTTGTTCCTTCGTCGTGTAAACAGCATAAGACACGAGAGGCGACTTACGCAAGTCCACATACGAAAAAACCCCCGCCCCTTGTGAGGGCGAGGGTCTTTCGTTATTTCGTGGGGGTCGGGGACGGGTTCGCCGCCTCGGCTTCGTTGAGCTTCTCGGCGATCGCCTTCAGGTCGGCATGGCCGCCAGAGGCGACGACGGTCGAGAGGATCGCCCCCTCGTAGGTCCGGACGAGCTTCGAGTCGCCGAGGAGGCCCGACGAGAGGACCGTGTAGTGGGCGGCCATTACCGGGCCTCCAGGGCCTTAGCGGCCTTGACGAAGAGGGCCGCGACGTCGTCGAGCTCGTCCGGGAAGAAGAGGATCGAGCCGAGCTCGTGTTTAGCCGGGCCGGAGCTCAGGACGGCGAGCTCCATATAGGGGCCTTCGGCCTCAGGGCGGAGGACGTAAGTCTCGCCGTCGGCACTTTCAAAGGTCAGTTCTTCCACGGCTAGGCCGCCTTTCGGTTCATGCGCCGGGAGGCGCGGGCTATTTTGTTTGCCTTGCGGCGCCGGGCTACCTCGGCGGCCGGGACGGTCCCGGCGTAGATGTGGGCGTAGCTCAGGCGGCCGGGTCCGGCCAGGGTCGGGTACTTGGCGGCGAGGTTCAGGGCGCCGAGGAGGCGGCGCTGGAAGAGGTCCAGCGGGCCAGTGACGGCCTCGGCGAAGGCTTCGACCGTCTCCGGGGCGGGGGTGGGGGTGTTGTTCATGCGGGGCTCCTAGTTGGTCGGGGTGAAGGTGTCGGCGTATTCGTAGGCGTCCGGGTTGGCCGCGACGCTGGCGACGACGTCCTCGGCCAGTTCGTCGGGGAGGGCGAACGGGGCGAAGCGGCCGAGCTCGCGGTCGACGACGCCGTAGCAGGTGTCGGGCTCGCCGCCGTCGTCCTGCCACGTCGCCTCGATCCACTCGAAGCGCGGGGCCGAGGCCGCGAGGGTGAAGTCAGCGGCGGGGATGAAGAACCAGGGGAGCCAGGGCTTCTCCTCGACGCGCTGGGCGGCGAAGCTGGCGAGCTCCTCGGTGCCGCCGAACGGGGCGAAGGCGTTTTCGACGGTGTCGTGGACGCCCCAGTTGGACTCGACGCGCTCGCCGGTAGTCGGCTCGGTGAAGCTGGCCTCGGCGGCGACGTAGCGGGCGGGGGTGGTGGTGTTTTCAGACATTGCGGGGGTTCCTTCCTAGCGGGGTTCGGGGGCGATGTTGGCTTCGGCGGCTTCGAGGACGGCTTCCTGGAGGAGCGCGGCGGCGGCGTAGAGCTTGCCTTCGGCGATCTGGCCGAGGCCGGGGTGGGCGGGGACGAGGCCGACGCCGTCCAGGATCGCGAGGGCGGCCTCAGGGGCCTTCTCGGCGTCTATGGAGACGACGGCTACCTCGCCGTTGGACTCGGCGCCGACGAGGACGGCGGGGGCCTCTTCGTCGGGCGCGATCAGGAGGCGGTCGCCGTCCCGGTCGATGTACTGGAAAATCACTCGAAGATCACCTCGGTAACGTCGGAAGTGTGGAAGTTGAGGGCGCGGCCACGACCGACGGGCTGGAGCCGGTAGTAGCCGTCGGGGAGCGTCGGGTGGGCCGTCACGGTGCCGGTTTCGGGCGCGTGGCCGTCGACGTGGATCGTGACGGTGGCTCCGGAGCGCTGGGCCTCGGCGAGGGCGTGGGCCGTGGTTACGGTCTTCGTGGCGCTCACTTGTCGGCCTCCTTTGCGGGAGCCGCCTTGCGCGTCCGGCGAGGGGCCTTTGTGGCCTCGATCTTGCCCTCGGTGGCCTCGGCTAGCTGGGAGTCGATTTCGGCGACTGTGGGCGTGCCGTAGGCGTCCTCGGTGACGGCCAGGGCGAGGAGGGCTTCGATCTGAGCTTCCGTGAAGGTAGCTAGGCGGGCGGCCGAGTTGTGCGGGTAGGTCCGGCCTAGTGCCAGGAGCTCCTCGGCCTTGGAGCGGTGATCTTTCGGGGTTGCCACGGTGGGCCTCCTTGAAGTGTCGGTGTAGGGACACACAAGGAGTCGGCCGGGTGGCTGGATCTGCTCACGAGGATCTCGGAGTGATGAAAAGTGACGAAGTGACGAAACGAACGTCACTTTTGATTAGTTGATCGAGAGAGAGAGTTCTTAAGAATAGATACGAAGTGACGCTAGATCCGTCACTTCGTCACCTCTCGACCACCTTGGGACGCTCGGGAAGGCGTTTACACGCTCCTCTCCCGGCGTCCCGCCTCCGGCGCTAGCCGTGGAAGTCGACGCGGACGCGCTCCGGCGACCACTTCCCGCGCTGGGGAGCCTTGGCGATCGAGATCACGGCGCCGGAGTTGGCGAGGAGGGAGCGGCGGGCGGGCGTGTCGGCCTCGGCCCATGCCTCGGAGAAGGTCCGGCCGCTCTCGATCATTTCGACGACGGGCTCCTCGGGAAGCTCGGCGATCCGGTCGCGCTCGTCCCGTAGCCGGGTGAGGCGTTCCAGGAGGAGCGGGAGGTCAGCGTCGGGGGCGCGGAGGGCGTCCGTGGTTTCCCTGAGGGCCTCCTCGATCGCCGCTAGGCCCGCTACCTCGCGGACGCTCACGCGGGGCTCGACAACGCCCCAGCGGCCGACCACGCGGAGGAACTGTCGGGCGACCTCCTCCTCGACGCGCTCGCACTCGATCGCGACGCCACCGGGGCAGACGCGGCCTCGGGCGCGGGCCTCGCACACGTACAAGGCGTTGCCGGTCGTGCTCTTGCGGTTCTTGGCGACCAGCGGGAAGCCACAGCCGGGGCAATGGATCAGGCCGGAGAGGAGCCGAGTCGCCTTGCGCCGGATGCCCTCGGCGGTCGCTTCGGAATGGCCGGGGATCGGCGCCCAATCGGTGATCGCCCGGAGGCGCTCGACCTCCTCGACGCGGAGGAGCGGCTCCCACACTTGAAGCGGAAGGCCGGTCGCGTCGTCGCGGAGGAGCTCGCTCCGGACCTTGACGCGGCCTAGTACGGAGTTCGAGCGGAGGATGCGCTGAACGGACGACGTCGCCCACTTCGAGGCCCTACGGGGCGGGATGCCGTCGCGGTTGAGGCCGACGGTCACGGCGTAGACCGAGGAGCCGCCGAGGACTTCGTCGGCCATGCGCCGGACGACGGCGGCCTCTGCCGGGTCAGGCTCCAGGGCGCGGCCTACGCCGTCGGGGTGCGGGACGGCGCGGTAGCCGTAGGGCACGACGCCGCCGGGGAAGCGGCCGACCTTGCGGAGGTGCTCCTGAGAGGCCGAGATCCGGACGCCGATCGTCTTAGCTTCCAGGCGGGCGAAGACCTGGAGCACCTCGGCCATTGCGCGGCCCATAGGCGAGGCGGTGTCGAGAGGCTCGGTCGCGGAGATAATGTCGAGGCCGTCGTCGAGGAGGACGCCGAAGTCGACGACGGAGCGGGCGATCCGGTCCAGCCTCCAGACCATGACGGCGTCGGCCTCGCCGGAGCGGATACGCTCGCGGACCTCGGAGAGGCCGGGCCGGTCTAGGCGGGATTTCGTGGCGCTCACGTCCACGTCCTCGATTATGTCCACGAGCTCGAAGTCGCGCGCGGCGCACGTCTTGGCTATGATCTCCCGCTGACGGACTACCGACGTCGACTCCTCGCGGGAGGCTCTGGAGAGTCGAACGTAGCCGAGAATCTTCATGCGGATCACCATAACACCTTTAGGCAACCATGAGGGCGCATGAGTGCCTAAAGGGTACATGAGAAAAGCCCCCAGGACGGGCGTCCCAGGGGCTCTCGCGGAAGTTGCGGTTTAGAGGGCTTCGATCAGGAGGGCCGGGTTGGCGAGGGCCGCCATGCGAACGGCCATTCCGGCGACGGCCTTGCCTCGCGCAAGTCTGGATACGAAAAAACCCCCGGAGAGTTTCCGGGGGTCTTTCGATAGTCGCCTTACGCTTCGATCATGCGCTCCTCGTGGCAAGGGCAGATCGGGGCGCCGAACTCTTCGAGCCACTGGCGGGTCATGCGGGCCTTGTAGCCGGAGCCTTCGGCACACTCGACCTTCATCATGCGGGTGGTCTGCTTCTTCGGGCCGTCGGCGCCCTGGCCTGGGTTCACGAGCGCCGCGTGCGGGTACTCGCCGAGCTCGGCGGCGATCTGGTCGAGCTCTGCCTTCAGGCCGGTACCGGCGACCGTAGCCGTCATTTTGCCTTCGAGGCCGAGGGCCTTGGCGATCTTGGCGAAGCGTCCCTTGTGTCCGCTCTCGCAGTCGTCGATCGCGTGGATCAGTTCGTGGGCGAGGACGTCGAGGACGCGGACGGCGTCGTCCAGGACCGGGCTGATGAAAAGCTGGGCGACGGAGTCGGCGGCTACCTTCGTGCTCCAGCACTGGCCGATCACGGAGTTCTTGCGGCCGTTCCCACCGGGCCAGCCGACGGATACGCGGACGGCGGGGAGGGTTTCGTCGGTGAGAGCGGAGAAGAGCGGGCGGAGGGCCTCGACGGCGGCGACGAGCCATTCTTCGCGGGTGCTGAACTTTGCGGTCATTTGGGGGTTCCTTCCCTCGGGGTCTTGATCTTGCCTTGTGTAAACAGTCTAGGGCACGAGTGGCGACTTACGCAAGTGCATATACGCAAAGACCCCCGACAGTTTGGCGGGGGTCTTTGGGTGGCGGGTTAGGCGACGAGCTCGCGGAGAATCGCCTCGGCGAGGAGCGGCGGGACCGCGTTGCCGATCTGGAGGAGTTGCTTCGTTTTCGAGCCTTGCCAGTCGAAGTCGGTCGGGTAGCTCTGGAGGGCGGATACCTCGGCGACGGTCGCTACGGTCAGGACGCCGTCGTGGTCCAGGAAGCCTCGGTTGCCGCTGTCGTGCCCGGCCGTCACGGTAGGCGCGGGCTCGGAGAGGCGGCGCACGGCCTGATTTCTGAGCTTGTTGTTCTGAGTGAACCGGGTTCCAAGGTCGTCCCGTCCGAGAGCGTCCGCGATCGAGCGCCACGGCCGAACGCCGGGGTCGAGCCGGGCCGGGTCGGTGGAGTAGTAGCGGGAGTGAGTCGGCACCGGGAGCCGCGCCTCCTTGCCGTCGTGGCGGGCAACCAGGATAGCTCGCTTCCGGGTCTGAGGGAC